TTGGTCTTGGTCATATCCAGCTTCATGCTCATCTGAATCATCAGCTTCTCCAGAAAAAAAGGCCTTAAAAATTGCGGGAGAGAATGAGGTGGGGGTGCTTTTTTAAAAGCGTCCCAACTCCCGCAGATTGCGAATTGCAAGCCCTTCAACCCATTGTTCCTCCACTTCTTCCTCCAGTCTCGGGAGGTGCTGGAATTTACTTTCATCCTGCAGAGGGATTCGCTGAACTGTGCCACCATTTTGCAGGAATCTATTGATGTGCTGTTGCAGTTCCGGAGAGTGACTTTTCAAGGCTCTGGGCCTCACAGTCTTGACCTGTACTCTGTGAATGTCTGGCCTGCCCTCCAGAGCATCTTTCACTCTCTGCTTTGCATTCTGCCGGGCTTGCCTGATCATCTGGCTGCGATATTTGCATTTAGCACTACAGTAAAGCATTGTATTGTTCTTTACCTTGAACTCCTTGCCACAGGCCACACAGGGCTTTTTCTTCGGCTTGGCTGCAGCCTTGGTAGCTTGTGCAGCCAGCTTTCTCTTGTACTTCCTGCGTTCAGAACAGGTGGGAGAACAGGTAACAATGCGGCAATTCATTGGCTGGAAATTGCGGCCACATTCACTGCAGTCTTTTCGCTCAGGCTTCATGGATCTGCCTTGCATTGTTGGGGCTGCTCTTCTGGAAAGTGACCAGTCTTGCTGCTCTTTTTGGATATTTCACAATGCAACTTGTTTCAGTCTGAATTTTTACATCAGGAGGCATCTGATATACGTCAGAAGCCACTTTTCTGAATAGGTCAGGATCTGCCCCGTCCCACCACCTATCCCGCAAATGACTGGCCTCGATGTAATTCAGCATTCCCTTTTTTACACTCTGCCCTCGAAGTGTCAAGAAAGCCACATAGTCAAACTGCAGCCAATCTATTTCAATTCCATTGTGCCATGCGTCATGGCTGAATCTTACCATTTCAAACCTTATAAAAAAAAAGCTTGGCCCCCTCCCCAGAGAGCCAAGCCAGCCTCAAACGTCCGGGCAGGTTCCCAGACAACTCAAACCCCCAGCAGTTTTGGCAACCGTTATTGCCTCATGCTGTAGGATTAAAAACGCCAAACTCTGGCAACCCCTCAGTCTCCAGAATTGACGTACACCCAGCTAAATTGCTGGAGTGTCCTAAGTGTCTTGTGCCAAGCCCGAAAATTTGAACCATCTGCGTCTTCAGTTTCAAAAAGTCAGGCTTGGCGATGCTCCCCGATCAGAAGCAGTTCCCGCCATCCGATGGCAGGAAAGGTTCCAAAAGTCTCACCTGTTGGAACCAACTGGCAGAAGCCAAGTTGCCCGCAGAATTGCAGGCCTCTTTAGTACAAAACAATTGCCACCAAAACGAAAGCAAAAAAAGCAACCCAAGCAAAAAAAGGTTCATTCATCGTCTGGATAAACTTTTCCTTCTTCTGGGGGCAGAACATTCAAACGTGTCGGCGTTGCCTTGTACTGGAATTGGTATCTTCCAATGTAAGGCTCTGCAGATGCCTCATCCTGCTGAAAGCAGATCAGTTGGCAGATGGGCAAACCAACAGGCAATTTCATGGCGTAGTCGGTCAGATTGGACAATTCCAGGGTGATCCTGCCCTTGAAACCTGCGTCAATATAACCAGCGGCTGCGTGAACCTGCAGGCCCAATCTGGCCACTGAACTCCTGCCTTGGATCATTGCAGAGATGTTCTCAGGAAGATGGACCACCTCCTGAGTGCTGCCAAGGACAAAGCCTCTGGGCTGCAGCAAAAAGTAATCCTGCACTTTGGCTCCACTGTGCTCACAAGGTGCGATAGTATCCCCTTGATCGTATCTCCGAAAATCCAAAGTTCCATCCAGTGGCCAAGGCCATGAAAAATCATTTGCCAAGGTTAGATCAATTGAGGAAGGCCCAACATACACTTGAGGAGTGTCAATCAGCTTTTCCTCGACAATCAATCTTTTTAGCGTTTTATCAGAAAGAATCATCAGCCAGCCTCAGAATGGGAGATCATCATCACCAAGGCTCTGATCTGCAGCAGGCTTGGCTTTTGAGTTCTTAATCTTCACAAGGCCCTTCTCCTCCACAATCTGTGGCCCAGAATCCTGCTCTTCCTTCTGACGGGCTGGCTGATCCAGATAGACAATCAGATCCGGATGCTTTTGTTCGGTTTTATACTGGTTTTCAAAGATAATCAGGCCCGCATCTCCCAGCCTACCTGTCCAATACTTTGTGCCATTCTTGGAAGTTTTCTCCCAGAGTGCTGTGAGTTTGATTTTGGTGTTTTCGCTCATTGATGCCCTTCGTTGGGTTTCCCGGTTTTTCGATTCCAGAACTTTTTGTGATCAGTTCTTTTTCGGTGGCAAGTCTTGCAGAGACTGACCAACTCAAAAGGCTTCTCGTGAAAAAAATTCTGGTAGGTTAGATGATGCACTTCTTCCGCATCTTTTTGGTGGCAATCTTGACAGATATAGGAATCTCTGAAAAGAATTGCCTGCCTCTTCTCCTCCCACTGTCTCGAACTCATATACTCGTTGTATTGTGCCCGCCAGACATCTGGAGGGAGGGAGTCCTGATTGGGCAGAGGAACAAAATTGGGCCTGAGCTGTGCCTGAGCAGCTTTTGCCTGCTCTGCCTGCTCCTTGGCCTTCTGCAGTTCCTCAGCCAACCGATTCAAGTTTTGCAGAACTTCATCCATTCGCGTCCTTGCTTTGAGGATGGTGTCCCACTGTCCCATTGAGCAGTGGGCCGTGTCCCATTAAAAATCAACTTCAATGGGACACTTTTTTAAGAACAAAATCAAGCCATTAAAGCCCAAACCTGCCCTCTGTCCCACTGTCCGACTGAATTTCCTATAGTCCAGAAAAAACACAGAACAGCAGCAACTTTTTTTCCTGTGCATCACGAGGTTTTAATGGGACAATGGGACACTCTATATATCTATATGATATTACACACAAATACTGTCCCATTGACTGTCCCATTGAACCAGTTTGTCCCATTGAACCAGTGGGACACTAACAACCAAAGCAAAGAATTGCAACTAAAGTTGTTAATCATTCACTTAAGTTGCAAAATCACTTCACGCATTCTGCCAGTGCATCCGGAATGTTTGTGCTTCCTGATGCCCTTGCAGCGTGGGCACTCCATCACCAAAATTGTCTTTTTATCCATCAGAACAAACTCAATTGTTTTTTGTTGTTTTGGATATTCTGAGCAGCCAGATTGAAATACTGCTCTTTCAGTTCAATGCCTACAAAACGCCTCCCCAGGTCCATGCTGATCACTCCCTCAGATCCAATCCCCATGAAAGGTGAAAGCACTAAATCATCAGGATTGCTCCAGAGATGAATGCAACGCTCAATCACATCCAGTTGCAGTGGACACATATGCTTTTCGTCATTCTCATCTCTGGCAGGCATCTTATTCAGTGTCCTGCCCTGATCAATATCATCCCAGATGGGAGAAGCATATTTTTGCCAGAGACTCACAGGCAGATCATCTCCATGTTTTATGCGCTCCTCTGCTTCTCCCGGCTTCCGCATTGTCACCACATAATCTGGCAATCCCATTCTGCTCATGCTGGCGTTTTCTCGGATGGTCTTGTGTAACAGTCCCAACGCCTTTGTGCGCTGCATGGCAATCACCGGATCTTTCCAGATGCAGACTTCTGAATGATAAATGAATCCTTCATCCTGAAAGACTCTGATCAGATCGCCGCGAAAATCTCTCAATCCAATGAAGCCCTGCCGCATTTTTGTAGTAGGAAGATTCATGCAGTGAAATGAGACATTGCGCCCTGATTTGATGATGCGGAAAAGTTCTTTTACCAAATATCGCAATTGATCTGCAAACTCTTCATCATCCTTACAGTTGCCCATGTCGTGATCTGAATTTGAGTAAACAAATAGATCAGCAAATGGAGGTGAGAATACAGAATAGTCAATGCTCTCATCATCCATTCTTCTAGCCCACTTCACACAATCACCGTGATACAAGGTGAATCCTTCTCCTTCAACAGCGTTTTCTTTGTATTCTTCCATGATCTTCACTTGCCCTTTGAGTTCAATGTTCATGATGTCTTTCATGTGATCAACCATTTGGTTACTGAGTTGATGATGCTGCTCTTCCTTGCGTTTGAGGTTAATGAGAATTTGACCCTCAGACTCTGAGGTGAATAGATGAACATTTACCATCCTCTTCTGTCCAAAACGATAACATCGGCGCACAGCTTGATAAAATTTCTCAAATGAATCATCCAATCCCACAAAAGCCATTTGATTGCAGTGTTGCCAATTCATGCCAAAACCTGCAATCTTTGGCTTTGAGATCAAGACTCTCACCTTTCCTTGAGCGAATCCCAGAAGATTCTCTGATTTAAACTCAACAGAGTCTGAACCTTGAACATTGACTGAACCGGGGATGAGTCGATTCAAAAGTGCAGCTTCATCATTCAGGTGGCACCAGATCAACCAAGGCTGTTCCGCATTTTCATTCACCAGATCAGCCAGAGCTTGGCATCTGTCCTCAATGCTTTCTCGCTGTGCCTTTCTGCGCTCCATAAGAGTCTCTGCAGGCCTTGCAAAAAGTTCATCTGTAATCTGGACAGTCTCCACAATGTGCTCGTGATATTCCAAAGGAGGCAAATTGTATCTTGAACCATCAAAACCAATATCTGCGGGATTCCGAACCACCACTGCCCAACTGCCCATCCATTCCCAGAACTTGGATGCTCCCCATCCCTTGAGTCTCCATGTGCCAGTGTTTCCAGTATCATTCACAAAATAGGTTGCCAGCATCTCCACACGGCTCATGACTCCCAGAAATTCACATTGATTGCCCAACTCTTCAAAATCATTTGGGCTTGGCGTGGCTGTGCAGCTGAGTCGATAAGGGACGCCTTGAGCGGATTCAATAATGCGCGTTCTGGTTTTTCCATCATGTGCTTTGAGGATGCTGGATTCATCCAGAACAATACCTGTTAATGAATTAAACTCGATTGCATCCATACGCTCATAGTTGGTGATCCAGATGCCACTGGAATCCGGAGTCAGCCCAGCAGGAACTCTCTTGACCTGAATGCCAAAAATTGAACCCTGCTCAATCGTCTGTTCTGAAACTGCCAGAGGAGCCAAAACAAGCACAATGCCATCTGTATGTCTTACCACCTCATCTGCCCAAGCCAATTGCATGAGCGTTTTCCCCAAGCCCGTATCAGCAAAGATTGCTGCTCTCCCTCTGCGAATTGCCCATGAAACAATTGCATCCTGAAAATCAAAAAGATTCTCATTTAGTTGCTCAGGCTGATGTCCGGTTGCAATTTCTCGCTTTGTCTTCTGATTGATAAATTCTTGATATTGCATTTGGTCTCCTTTTATTTTTGAAAAAATTGTTCTCTTCCGGATCTCGCTGGATTGCGTTTCCGGACAGATTGAAAGCCCAGTTTCTGCATCACCTCATGAATTTTTCTGCTGAACATTGGGTTGTTCCTGCTGATATCAATTTGCAGAAACGTGTTGATTTCGGAGGCCCAGACTCCATCACGATCTCCAAATTCTGCCTCTATTTCATCCTCCCAAGGATGCCGGATTCTTCTGCGTTCCTGCTCCTCCTGAGTGGTTTGAGGCATCTCCCAATATTCATGGCCTTGCAAATAATATTGAAGCCCTTGAGCAAAAATCTGCTCTCGATGTTCCTTGAGCCATTCAAAGTTGATCACTCCACACTCCACAGGCCAGAATCTTCTTCCTCCAGTGATGTCCTTCAGATATCTGTTCTCATTAGTGCTGCCAGCAAAAACGCAGCTCCTTGGCCAGTCTCTCGTGTTGCGTTCAAATGGTGCCCTGAACCTGTCTGTTCGCTGTGTGATAATCTGCTTGATTCTGGTGCTTTCTGCCTTACTAAATGAGTCCAGTTCTGCAATCTCCACCAGCCACTTGCCCTGCAGTGCCAGATAGAAATCTTTTGAGGTGACAGATTCATTCAGTTCTGTGTGCCAATTTCCTCCCAGAATCGCCAAGGCTGTGCTTTTTCCTGCTCCCTGCCTGCCTTCCAAGATTACCATGTTATCCATCTTTGAGCCTGCTTCCATTGCCCTTGAAACCATCCCCACCACAAAGTTTGTGAAGCAGGCAATGACATATTCCGAGTATTCACAACCAAAGCCCACAGGCCCCAGATCCTCCAGCCATTGCTGGCCATCCCACTCCAGCCCTTCCAGCCACTCCTTCACCTCATGGCGTTGATTCCTCTGGGCCACCAAACGCACAGCCTTGAACACAGTCTCATCACTCATCTTGGGAATCAGATTGCGTTGAATCCATTGCGTGACAATCAGAGTGTCATTGTCTGTCCACTCCCTCTTTTGTTGGCCTGTGTAGAATATTTTTTGATGGAAGGAGTCATAGCTGATTTGCCCTTGAAATTGCGGATGACTTTCAAGGATGACCACACAGTTGTCCAGATTGTTATGGGGGCCTTTATCGTTCCCTGAAAGCTGCAGATCCTCTCCACTGCCCACCACCTCAATCTGAGTTTCTGGCTCAAAAGCCTGCACCATCTCAGGCCAGCCCTTGCCCTTGCAAGATGCGTGTTGACAGCCTGCAGAAATCCAGCCTGATGGCTGCACCACCACCCAAGCCTTTTTCTCCTCAGTCCCTTTCTTCCAAGGGCAAATGATTCCCGAGAATTTTTGTGCGCCATCTCTCCAATCTTCCTTGGAAAATGGTATTTCATTCCTCTCCAGAAACTGCTCCACCAACTCCACTCCCTTGGCCAGCTTCTCCGGATCTGCCTGTTGCAGTTTGGAAATGATCGTCTCTTTTTTTCCAGTGGATTTGGTGGTGGGGGCCTTTCCTTTCAGACGCTTTGCAATTGCACTGATTTCCTCTCTGGGCAGAATATCCAGCCTTTTTGGAATCTCCAGAATCTGCGCCATTCTGTGTGGATATTCCGGCAGGTCTTCTCCCTTGCATGAATGGGTTCCGTATAGCTTCCAGATCCTCGCTGCGTTGAAAACCGAGATGTCCACTGTGCAATTGTCATCATCAAACTCTTGAGCAATTGCTTGCAGTGCCTGAGAAAACAATTGAGTAGTTGCTTCATCATTTTCCTCTGATACTCGAAACAACAAATGCGCGCCATTCCCAGAGTCTGCAATGATAGGCTTGGGCCAACTGTGCAGTTGCAGCCATGCCGAAATCTTCCGGGCCTTCTCCAGTGCCTGCTCATGCTTTTCATCGCTTGAGGAGGTTCCTGATGGCCTCACAGGGTCAATATCAATGGGAAACCATTTCCTTCGGAGGATGTCCTGATCTGAGGTGGTGGCCTCTGCGTAGGGGATGGCTTTCTCAGCAGCCCTCGCCAGCAGTTCAGGCTTCACCGGGTTAAGTGTCACATATACAGCAGGAGCTTTCCTGTCCCAGTTTTGTGCAGCCTTGGCCAGTTCCTCCCAGTTGGAGAAATAGCCCGAAACAGTGGCAGGTCTGCCTCTGCCAATTTTGGCTTTCAGAACTCTGAGTTCTGCCACTTGATCTGCGCCAAAAAGCAGATCACATGCATCTTTGATTGGATTCATTTTGTGTCCCATGATGGATTGATTGTCCCGGAAGAAAAGGCAGGGAAGTGCTGGGACAACACAACCGAGGAGAAGTAGCTAATTCCTCCCTTCCCTGCCTTAATCGTTAATTCTAGGCTTCCTCTCCTTGCCTAGTGAATATATCCTTGAGCAAACCAGAAACCTGCTCGTATTGAACCTCTGAGAGGTTCTCCTCGAGCCATTTGTCCTGCTTGGCCTTGAAGTCCGGTACTTCCTCGGGCTTCACTGCGCCAACTTTTTTTAAAAGCTGCGCGTATTTGGCTGCAGAGAGGCCCTGAGCCTTCTCCTGCTCCTGCTCAGGCTCCTGCTTTGGTTGCCTATCCCACTCAGGCTCCTCGCTCCCCAGAGCCAGCAGACTGGCCAGAGTGTAGCGTCTTCCATAGGATATCCAAAGCCCGAATTCCTGTGGGTCCATTTGAGCAGGCAACAAAAGAAAGCAGGATTCCATCTTTTCACCAGTATCCACATGGATGAGTTCCGAATAGACAACCAGCTTGTCCTCCAGAACCTTCACGGGCTGCACCAGACAAAATCCGGTTTTATGGATCACTGGCAGGCATTGCGCCAGCATCTTGTCCAGACTGGTGAAACGCTTTTTGTTGTAGCTGTTCACCTGATCTTTTTCAAGAGCAGGGAGATTCTGCTGGAGGCTTTGAAAGTCTTCAAGGAAGTTGCTCATGCTGCCCTCCTGACATGCCTTCTGATCCAGACAGGAATGCCACCTCTGGAGTTCCACTCCACTTTTTTCTCCCGAATGATTGCATTCAGGAGGAGGTCTTTTTGTTTAGCGTTTAGCTGTTTCATTTTGCCCTTTGATTAAATTAAGTGCCTGCCCTGACTCCGTGGCCCGCCTAGATAAGGCCTTATTGGATATGTGCGAATTTAAACCCTCGGAATCCATGCAGAACCGAGGCAAAGGAGGTCGCATCATGTGATCAGGACAGGCTAGAATTCTGTGAGGGAGACCTCTACTCTTGGGGCCTCCCGGTCAATTCCTCCCTTGGTGGCGATTATTGCCACAATCTGGCTATCATCAAGAATGATGCCAGCCTTCACCAGAGAATCTTGAGTCACCTTCAAACAGTTGTCCAAATCCCGCTTTCGGGCATCTGGATAGTAGGCCACCATCTGCAGCTGCAGTTCCTTCTCCAAGGGCTGGCCTTGCCACTGCTCCTCCAGCAGAGGCACCACATCAGCGAAATATTGCCTGCCTGTCTTGGAGAGGATGGTCCTGTTCCGGAAGGCCCTCCAGATGGTGTTGACCGATGGAGGGAAAGGCAAAGATAGTCTCTTCATCGGTCAGGAGGGAAATTGTAGGAAGGAAAAGTTGGGAGGTCAAGCCACTTCTGGGAAGCCGTCTTGATAGGTGCGGAAATCGGTTGTGTGCAGGATGTTCTTGCGCTGCTGACCCAAGTGGTTGAACGAGCAGTGAATCCAGCCAGAGTTAGTGTCTCCGGCCTCGTAGCCTTCGACAATCAGTTGGTCAAACTCCAGAGTTTCAGCAATCCACTTGGCCAATTCCAGATTGTCCAGCCCAATCACCTCAAAATCTGCAGCCTGCCCTTTGGTGTGCTGGCTGGTGGCCTTGGAGCCAATCGCTTCACAGACTGCCACACTCCGGAATCCCGAGGAGGGAGTGAAGGGCTTGCCGAACTGCAAGCGGACAGGCTCAAGGATTCTGTGGCAGAGAACAGCCAATCCAGCGATCTCTTGAGCCTCTGGGAGGTTATCAATCCCCAGCCTTTTTGCAGTGTCACTCTTGATCAACTCTTTAAGGCTGAAATGCTCAGAGAGTTTCATGATTTTCCCAGCAGACTCTCAAGGTCCGTGGCATCATGGCTGCCATCCTCTGCAATCGCCTTGTTGAGTTCTGCTTTTGTGTCATCATCGAGCAGATCATTCACTTTTTCCAGCACCTGCTCTTTCACCAGATTCTGGGCTTGATCCAGCACCAATTGTTGCAAAAGTGTTCCGAAAATTGCGAACATTTACACCTCTTTCAGTTCAGGTTTGGGTTCAGGATTAACTGGTGGAGGATTGGAGGAGTCCAAATCACCACCACTCTCAAAATAAAATTTGCTGATTCCTGTGAGGATTGGGATGAATGCACCAATCAAGATGTTCAGCAGATCCTTTGAAGAAGAGGGCAGTTCATCACCTGCCATCAGCATGATATAGACCACGCCAGCAAAGATGGCCAGAGCAAAAGCAGCCACAAAAAACCGCGCATAGAATCGAGCAACAATGATTGCATCTTGTGTGCTTCTCTGCTGTTTTACAATGACAGGTTTTTGTGGTTTTGGATCATCCTTGATGATCGTTTTCTTTTCAATAATCTCCTCTGACATCTTTACCTGTAGAATTGAATAAAACCCACTCAATCCTCTCATTCTGCTCATCCATTTTGTCCAGTCGCTTGTCTATTTTTGTGAGCACTTCGAGCATGTGTTTTTGAGATGTTCTAACTTCTCCCATCTCTCGATTGAGTGTAAAAATTTGAAAACTGCCCCAGCCCAGAGCCAGAATGATGACGCCAGAAGCAAAAGACAACAAAGAATCTCTCATTTCCTCAGTTGGTCTGAAAGATGATCAATGGACTGAATCGTACTGACCTGCAATTCAATCATCTTATCCTGCAATCGCTCAATCCTTTGGCTGAGTCTGTAACTAAAAAAAGCCAACCCCAGAATCACTACACCACTCAGTCCATTGGACAACAGAAGCCCCACAATCTGATCCAGTGCCTGATCCAGTGGCACTGCAGGTGGGCTGCTGTACTGTGCAACTAAAGTGTCAGCTTGGGCATCCATTTCATTCCGGTTTGGTTGGCCAAGTTACGCCAGTGAGGTTGCCATCTTCATCCAGTGCTGGTGTTGCTGTAGACGGAAGATCACGCAGGGCTTGGCGGTATGCTAGCTGTGCTTGTGTGGGAGTTCTGTCTGGCAAAACCCACCAGTCTGTTGCGGAAAGGAGTTGGTCGCGCTGGATGCGTAGCAAACGCAGTGGTTCTGCTGCGATGAGTTCTGCTAGCTTGGCTTGAACTGCAACTTCGTCAACCTCTATTTCTTGTCCATTTACGTCAAAAACCCTTGTTTCATTCAGTATTCGGCAGGGCTGATCAACTACTATTCGTATAGCTGTGTCCCTAAACATTAGGCAATCTCAAAAATTGTCAAAGTTGATGAAGTATAAGTCCCGTAAGTATCTGCTACGTTAGAATTAGCAGAAGACCTATTTATATAAGAGGTGAGACTACTTTGGTTTTTGAACTGTACTGCATAAGTTAGTGCAGAAGTAGAATTTGGCGAATCTAGAAAACTAAAACTTATACCAAATGGATGGTTTGAATCTCCACCCCCTATACGAAAAGAGGAAGCTGTTCTAAGTTCTAAAGGGGTATAATCTGTACCCGATTCAGTAATGAAACTCCCACCTCTTGTAAGACGGAAAGCAGTTGTGGCACCACCATTATCGGTAGCAGCGCCTATTGCAACCATGATTAAAAATTTGCTTGAACTGCTTTTAGGTGTATCAGTTACAATTTCAAGCTTATCGGCATCCCCATCACCTATTATTACGTAGCTATTTGTTCCATTGGAATCTATTCCCCTAAATGTTTGGGAGTATATCTTAATGGCATGCCCAGCAGGAAACGTCACCCCACTCCCAAGCGTTCCCGCAGATACTGTCCCAAGATCGTTAGCGGTTCCATTCAGTGTGACATTTCCGGATGAATCAATCGTGATTCCAGTAACACCAGATCCAGATGAATCTCCTTGAAGCGTCAGGCTTGCATCTGTGGTGACAGGCCTAACTGTATCAACTTTTATTGTACTCATTTTATAAAACCTCTGTGATGGTGTAACTCAAATTTCTGTATGTTCCCGTTGGAGTCACAAAAGAATCTTGTGGGATGCTGATTGCACCAAAAACTGCCTCTGAATCCCTCTCTGTTGTCATGCTCTCCAGCAATTGCATGGCCACTGCCTCTCCCCTATAGGCTGCAGCAATTCCCACCAGATTGTCTGCTTGGGCTTGTGTATAAATTCCTTGAGCAGTAATCAACTGAGAGATGCCTCTTTTAGTCACCTGCCGGAAGCCTGTGGTGCCAGTTCTGATGGTCGAAAAATTGGTGAAGTCTCTGGTCAGCGTTTGTGGGTTGCTAAAGTCTGAGGAAGTGCCAACCTTGACCACTCCAATCTGTACTGGCAAATTGATTGCTGTGATGTTTCCGGAGGCAAGATCAGATGAGAGTGTGATTGCTCCGGAAGATGTACCATCCCCGGTGATTCCCTCAATCTGTAGACTGTCAACCCAGCCTCCAAGCAAAACCTGCCCATGCTCCAGAACATTAATGACATTATCAGAGGAATCTGTGAAGTTCCCGGTGGCAGTTCCCACCTTGCTCCACTTCGCAATGCTGGCCCCCTTCATGGGAGAGGCTTTGACATCCACTGAGGTGGTCAAGGTTAGGTCCACAGTGCTGGAAAAAGACAGGCCTGAAATATAAAGAGGCTTCTTTCTTTTTTGCAAATCCTGTCCCCAAGGCTTGAAACCAAACCTGTCCTGCAACTGCGCAGCCGTGAGGCTTGTGGGGCTTCCTGCTGAGTCAAGATCATAACTCCCAGAGTCAGCCAACCAGCCATCCAAAAAAAATGAGTCTGAGGAACCTGAAACTGCCACTTGAATGGTGATGGTCTTGGCTGCACCAATCAATCGCTCTTGAGGCTGATCTGTCGCAATATTGGCAACGGGAAATCCACTCAAGGCAGTGCCTGTGGTGAGACTTTCCGATGAATATGTGGATGTTGAAAGAATTTTCATAGGCTCAAGGGAGTCAAGCTTGCGTCTCCGGAGAATTGTGTGGTATTTCCAACGAAATCCCAAGCCCTTTTCCGCACAATCAGATTGCCTGCAATTCCCAGAGTTGGGTTGTTCACATCAATCCTGTCTCCGGCCTGAATGTCCAGATTGATTCCGGAAATGGTCACAGAAAGCCTTGGTTTGTTCCTGATGTCTCGGATAGCAGTCAGAACTTCAGCAGCCACCTCAATGGTTGGGCTGAAAGTCTCCAGATCATCATCTTGGCCTGTGTCCAAGTTTGCCACTCTGACTGCTCTGGTGATCTTCAAAAGCTTGTAGGGGCTTGCACCAGTTCCGGCACCAACAGCCTGATTGTAGCTCCTTTTTGAGGTGATCCCGGACAAAGGTGGAGGCAGTTCAAGACTGGATTCTAGAATGTCCCAATCATTGAGCGTCAGGGCTGCAGAAGCAGGGACATTGGCCCTGTCAATCAGGTGCAGAATGTCAGCCTCATCATCCAGATAGAATTGCATGTTCAAAGCCTTGGCCACCTTGTCTGCAAAATCCAGAATCCTCTGCTGGTTTGTCTCCCAAATGCTGATCTTCCGGTTTTCATCATCGGCATTGCTGGCGAGGTCAGAATTGAATGAATATCCAATTTGCTGGCTCAACCAACCGAAAAAATCAGCAGAGGTTTCATCACCATTCACAGTGTCAAAATGGATACTCTGACCTGTGAGGCTTGGTTCTCCAGTAATGCTCCCGGTGTTCAAAGTCAGCCTTGGAATTTCACCATCTGGGACAGTATAAAAATCGTAGCTCTGGGAGGTGTCAATCACTTCATCCTGTCCATCATCCTGCACAGAGGCAGTGCTGACTTTCAGGTTGGGATTTCCCACCTGAGTCTTTGCAATGTCCAGCACAGGAACAGGTTCATCCAGAGTCACAATACCGAATGCAAAAGGCAACTGTGTGTCTGTGGCACTTGCGTTCCCGATGTCATAAGCATTTGTCCCAGAGACTGCAATTATGGAATCCACAGCAATCGTCACAGTGTCACCACTTGAAACTGTGTAAGTCTCCGGGAGTTGGGCATCTGGGAGGATGGAAATCACCACCTCAGAGGCAATCGTTACAGTGACACCAGAGACAATTGAGGTGATACTCTCCAAGCTTGTGGAGATTGAGAAAGTTTCATCTGCCTCGATGGTTTCACCAGTCTCAAAGGTATAATTTCCAGCAGATGGATTCTGAAATGCCACATCTGCAATGTTGGCGTTGACGTCAAAGGTGGTGTCTGTTACTGATGTAATACTAAAGAGGCTTGCTGTGTCACTTGGATTATATTCAAGTTCTTCACCAACAATGGACATCCCTTGAAAGAATGCCTGCTCACCAATTCCAAACTGATGCAGTGCTGCAGTGGTGATTCTTACTTTTCCCGCTCCATTGTCACTCAGCCCAATCATCTCGGCTGCAGAGGAGGTTTCTGCAACAATCAATCGAAGCAGATTGGTGCGTTGAACCTTGGCCTCAAGCTGGAATCTGAGGGCTTCCGGATTCAAGGCATTGAGAACTGCTGTGCCATCCAAAAGCAGCTTTCCGTTATAGCGTAAAATAACCGGAATTGCTGTTGCAGGATTCGCAATCAGGGCAGCGTAATTGGCACCAGAGAAAGGATGCTTTGAATCTGTTGGACGGTTTACAATCTCCAGAGTTCCCACTGTGACAGATAACCATCCTGCATCGTAGTC